ATTAGGTAATCTTTATTAAATTGTTTTGGATATATTAAATATTCCATAAAATTTAATTTCTCATTTATTCTATTGTTTTTGTTTTTAATTTTTATATTTAACATTATTTTTCTCCTTAAAGAATTTTTCTTATATTTTCTTTTTTAATTATTAAATGAAATAAAATCCCTTATAGTAAATTTTATAGTTTTAATATAGTAAATTTTATAGTAATTACTATAGTACTATATAGTAGTTCTTACAGTGCCTCTTACACTTTGGGGGGGGTTGTCTTACACTCCCTCTTACACTATTGGGTTTTTGAGTCGTGAGGCTGCTTACAGTGCCTCTTACACTACTATTTATAGATTGTTTTTGTTCATTCATAATTATGTATTATATTTATTTCCAAAACATCCTTTATTTCCTTATTTGCTTATTTTGGCTTAGATAGTTTTTTATAAAATTCCTGATTAAACCACTTTTATTTATGGCATTTTCATTAGTATATTTACAAAATTCTTCCAGTAATTCTTTGTCGATACATATCCCGAACTGTTTATTTTTGCTCTCATTTTTCATAATTTTTCTCCTTTTAATTAAATTACTATTTATATATTCTATAGGCTTTTTTAATATCCTCTTTTTTTATTTATATTTTTTATTAAAAAAAGAGTTATACCTATTCCCCAAAAAAACAGGCATAACTCCAAAAAAAATATAAGAAGAACCTCCGAGGTTCTTGGAGAAATATATTATTATTATTATTGCTTTTTGGGAGCAATAATTTGTCCATTATTACAACTCCATTTTTAACATTTCTGCTATTAGTTTCAAATTCCTCTATTATTACATCGGCTATTATACTTATTTCACTTTCACTTTTCAACTATATTTTAATATTTTTTATTATTTTCGGAAAATAAAAAGAGGTATTTTCGATTAGTTAGTTAATTATATGATAGTTAATTATTAAATAAGGAGAATTAAATATGAAGACACAATTTCCAGTAGTCATTGATGTTGAGTTGCTAGAGAAATTAAATAAGAAGATTGAGCAATATAAATCAACAAATATTAGTAGAAGTCAATATATATGTTGTTTAATCCAAAAAGATTTAGAGTTATATAAAACAAGTATAAAAGGAGAATAAATTATGAGTTTATGGTCAGAATTAGGAAGTGAAAATAATGTAAAGTATAACAAGGAAGAATTTCTAAATGTAAAACCTGGTTGTAATTTAAGAGTAAGACTGATTGAAACACCTATTAAATATCACAAGATATTTAGTGATGAAAGAAAGTGTGTAGTATTAGAAAATGAGGAGGTTGGAGAACAGTTGCATAAAGATTATCCAGATCGTGTTGGAAAAGTTGTTACACGTTTTGCAAGCTGGTGTATATATCGTGCTGATGGCAGTTTAAGGATTTTAGATTTTCCCATTTCCGTTGCTCAAAAGATCGGAAATCGAGCAGAAATATGTAAAATTGATATAGCTGGAACACTGAACGGAGGAGATTATTATATAAAAGGAATAGGATCTGGCCTAAATACTAAATACGAAACTGGTTATATATGTGATACTCCATTAACAGATGAAGAGAGAAAAATGATAGAAGAAAGAAAAAATAATACAGATATTAGTTTTGATTTGTTAGAGATATATAAATCAATAGGATATGAAGAAGCAAAAGAAAAATTATTTGGGGAATAAAAATAACAAAAATTACACAGGAGAGAAAGAAATGAATGAACAAGCAAGAAAACGTATAAAAAATGTTTATGTAGTAAAGTATATATATATTGAAAATAGTGTTAAAAAAGAAATTATAGCAGGAGTATATACGAATAATAAAAAAGCAAAAAAAGTAAAAAATAAAAGAAAAACATCATATATTGAAAGTTATACTTTAAATGAAGAAATTAAAATACCCAATGCAGAAACAAGAAAAGCAATAGAAGATGCAAGAAAAGGAATTGGAGTGCACACTGTTGCAAATGTCGATGAACTTTTTAAGGAATTGAGGGAAGATTAAATAATAACTAAATTATTTTCCCAAAAAGGGAAAAGGAGTGAAAATTATGATCGGATACATATTACTAGGTTTATGTTTATTTTGCACTATAATCACAGCCTATATTTATAGTGATCGGTTTGGACTGTATAACAAAAGAAAATTTGAGAGAGGAGAATAAAAAATGAAAGAATTATTATATGAAATTAAAAAACTTTTAAAAGAGTGTATGAAAGAAGCAATTAAAGAACTTTTGGCAGAAGCAGCAAAAGATATTAAAGAAGAAAAATAAAAATTACAATAACAAATGTTATGTCAGTTGCAACAGGACTAGTTTTATTAGGTCTAAAGCTAAGTATGGGTTTATGTTGTGGCAATTTTTTATTATTAGGTCTTAGTTTTTATTCCGCAGAAAGATGTTGGGATAATAAAAACAATGCAGAAGAATTAAATAAAGATGAAAATAAAAGAGAAATAGGATGGTTTGAGAGAAAAATAGTAAAATATGTTTTATTTCATGTAGTAGTCGTGTAGTTTGTCGGCCACTATAACCATTTTACGGGCTTGGACATCGACATATTTCATTCTTTGTCCTTTTATAGTGTGGCCGATGAGACATAAAATTAAATCTGGATTGACTTCTCCCCATATTCCTGAAGTTGCACTATCTCTTAAGTGCTTGAAAGTAATTTTTGTTGTTTCTTCTACAAGTTCTAGATCAGGCTCATTATTTTGTAGTTCTTTTTCTCTTATTACTGCTAATATTTTATCCTTGAAATGGTCCTGAACTAATTTACTTTTTAATTGCCCACCGTGCTTATTAAGAAAAATATATTCAGATGTATCTGGACTAGTTATTAATAGTTTATCTAATGCTTCTTTTGTTTCTTGCCATAAAATGGCTACTCTAGGTTTGCCATTTTTTTCTCTGTTGAAATTACTATAAAAGTGCCCGTTATCTTTGCCTATCATATTTTTTTTGAACCCTTCAACGTCTTTTCCATAAAATGCTAAATTCATAGCACAATGTAATATAGCATTCCATTTTACATCATTTTTTACTACTGCTAGTATTCTTTTATATAGTTTAGGTGTAAGTGCTTTTGCCTTTTCTAGGTTATCATCTTTGTTGTATCCTTTTAATATATTGCAGTATTCAAGAATTTTAATTATATCATCTTTATTCTTTTTGCTATTATCTCTATGGCACTTAAAAACTGTTTTTACCCTTTGAAATTTACCTACAATCCAGGTATTACTCCATCCATTTTTTTCATATTCATTTACTACTACTATTTTATATTTCTCAATATCATCATCTGTAATTTGTCTTAAAGTTGTTTTTCCTATTACCTTACAAAAATATTTCCAGTTATTTACAACTCTGCTTTTTTCTTCTTTGTCATTCTTTTTACTCATTTCCAGATAAAAATTTATCAACTGTTCTAAGGGTATATCACTGTCTGGTGTTTTTATATTATGAAGGTGGGCTAGTTCAGGAATGCCACACAATTGAGCACATTCTATAGGATTTTCAGCCATCATATTAACAAATTGGATAGCTATCCATTCTTTATCAACTTGATCAATTTGTGAAGTAGCAGTAGTGATAGGTTGTCTCTCACTATCCCATTTTCTGAATTTAACAACTGCTCTATTAAATTCAGTTCCAAAAGATGTGGGTGTTTTCATATTATACTGTCTCCAGTGGGATGGGTAATAAATCCCATCCCCTCTCACAGAAAGTCCTTCTATGGGTTTTCCATTTATATCTTCGCAATATATGGGTGGTCTGCCTCTAGTTCTTCTTTTTTTATTCATTTTATTATTCTCCAAAAATTATTTCTTCTAATAATTTGCAAGCTTTTAGTGTTGCTTTTGGGGAACGGGCAAAATAATTATTATCAAGACCTTTTATATCGTGCCCCAAAATTATATTTACAGGAATTTGTAATTCAGGTTGTTCTTCAAGAATTAAAGTTTCTGTAGTATCCCTCAAATTCTCAAAATTATAATTTATATTTTCTTCTGATTTTACTTTTTGCCACCAGTTATATATGGGTCTTCTTTTTAATTGCTTGCCTTTATAATCACAAAATAAGAATTCTGATTTTATACCTATTTCGGTTCTTTCATTTAGCATTGCTTCAAGTGCTTCAACCGTCCGATCCCAAAGAACACAAGCTCTTATAGTTCCACCATTTTTTTGTTTTGTTTTGTGTCTGATTTTTTGTAGTGTTTTATTTTTAAAATCTATTTCATCTAATTTAGTATCAAGTAGGCAAGTATGCCTGAACCCCCCATTTAAAGACAATAAAAATACTGCTTTCATAGTTTTATTATCAGTGTTTTTAAGTATATTTTTTATTACACGAGGTGGTATTTTTACAGGTTTTGGTTTTGGTTTTTTAACAAATTCAAAATCTAAACACCATTTAGCCACTTCAAGCAATGCTTTTATATCATTTTTATCTTTTAATTGTTTTGGCTTATTTGTAAAAAGTTTTTTAACTACAGAAAACCGACTATTTACATAGGCATAACTTCTATTGCCTTTTTTAGCATTTCTTTTTACATAGTCATTGTAGTTATGTATATGTTCTATTTTTACTGCTCCAAGTGTTTTTATTTTTGAATAATTACAAAATTCATTCCAGTAAGATTTTAAATCGGCTATATATTGTTTCCCAAAATCATTATTTTTTATATGCCAAGTTAAAAGGTCTTCCAATTTTATTTTAGAGTTATGATCTGGAGCATCTTGTATTGTGATGTTTAAATTTAAACATTTTCTTGCATTTACAATATCATCTAAAATAAGCTTTCTTGCTTTTGCCCATATATACGCTTCAGGAATTAAAGTTTCTAATTTAATTTGAACATTTGGATTATTTATAAAATGATCTACTGAAGCAGGATCGGTATTAAATTTTATAGAATCAGGATGGTCTTCATCAAGTCCTATATCTTCATAGAATTGCTTGAAGAATGCTTTATCTGCATCAGTTAATTTTTGTGTTATATGTGCTTTTTTAGGTAAGTCATCAGGTTCTATTTTTAGAGCTACTTTTGTTTTTGCATTCTCCCATTGCCTAAAAAGAAATATAGCCTGTTCATAATCTTTACCAAAGTTTATACGTTTTCCCCCCTGCTTGTATTCTTCTGTTTCTTTATATTTCGTAGGATAGTAATAGCCGTTCCCACTATCCCACGATAGACCTACAATAGGATTATGTTTTTGATCATTCACATAATGTATCTTCCCTACTCTGGTTCTGCTGAACGGAGGTTTAACGTTTTTTCTTTTGTAGATTTTAGTCATTTTTTTACTCCTTATTTGAGTAGTTATATTCTACAAAAGGAGCAAACCAAGTTCTACCAGAAATTCTACAAAAAATAGGGTAAAATTATAAGTGCTTTATATGAAGTGGGTTATAAGAGAAAAAATAATGGGCGATACTGGACTTGAACCAGTTCTACCCCCATTCATAGGCTTATAATGGGGTTTTTATAGGGCAAGTTCTACAGGATGTTCTACAGTAATATTTGTATATGTATGTTAATACATACATCTTACATACTCATCAAAATTACCATAAAATATTTTATTATTTTTTTTATTTGACAGTAATTTAATTTCTTGATATTATACCTATTGTTCTTTATTGTGAGGGAAGATATGCAAACGGCAAGTGCTTGCCATTTTCATATATAGAGGTTATATGAGTATGAAGAAAGACGATAGAGAACTTATACGGTCTATTAAAGAACTCCATAAACAAATTATTTCTGACTATAAACAATCTCTAAATCGGTGTATTCAACTAGGGAATATTTTAGATAAGCAAAAAATTAGAGTAGGACGGGGTAATTTTATGGAATGGGTGAAATCCTATTTACCATTTTCTGAATGATCTTCGAGAAATTATATGGCTTTGTTCCATCATAAAGCTGAGTTAAAAGCAGCAGAAATAGAAAATATAAAAGATGCGTATGCTTATATATCTAATTTTAATGCCCACATTCGAGATGCTCACAGAACAAAAACTAAAGCATACAGAAAAGAAGAAGCAAATAAAGATACAAAATTTACTAACCCTAGAACTTACATCAATAAAATTATTTGTGGGGATAATATAAACATTATGAATAAAATGTTACAGACTATGAAAGGTAGATATAGTGCTGTAATTTGCTCTCCAAATTATAATACAGGATTTAATTATGGAGATATATTTGATGATAATAAAGATTATGATATTTATTTAAATGACCTATTAAAGCCATTTGAGTATTATAAAAAGTTATTAAGGGTAGGTGGTAGAGTTATTTATATTTTGGGGAATAATACAGGTGAAGATAATACAGGTGATAGGTATGAACTTGTAGCAGAACTATTAAATAGAGTTAAAATAGAACATCCTGAATTCAAGGTTTATAATATGATAATATGGGACAAAGGTAAGAAGGGGATGAACCCGTTGAATACTAAATTTGGTTCTTTTTGTTCTCCAATAGAACCATCAATGAGATTGAAACATGAGTATATTATTATATGGAGTTTAGAACAATATAAATTACCTAATATAAATAATGTAGTTTCAGACATCTCCAAAAAAGAATTCAAAGAATGGACGTGGAGCACTTGGGAAATATCACCTTATGTCTTTCCAAAAAATATACATCCCTGCTCCTATCCTCCTAAACTAATTGAAAGAATTTTGAAAATATATACTTACCCACAAGACCTAATTCTTGATCCTTATAGTGGGGCGGGCATCACAGGGTTAATGTGTAAAAAAATAAACGACAATATACGATGATAGATTTGAACCCTAATTTTTGTTCTTATGCAAAAAAGATAATAGATAAAGCAAGTAAGAATAAGTAGTTATGTAAATTATAAAAAATAATATATTTTCCGGCTGGGCACGGCTATTGATATAGTTCATAATAGTTAAAGTAATTAGGTGATGTGTAATAAGTTGTATTTTTTGCCAAAGTAGTAATATTTTAAGGAGAGTAGTTATGAGAAATATAATTATAAGTAATTGGAATATAAGATTTAAGAATAATGATGATGATATAATTCTTATAGATGTTATTTTTAGGTTTGGAAATATTTCAATAATAGAGAACTTAGACATAGATATAGGAAATTCCAAAGAGGCTAATATTAAAATATGTGATATTATAAAAATAGAAAGACTTACAGTAAATGATGATGATTTTAACTTTATACTGGAAGAAGAAACTATTACGGGAAAACCAGCTGCTGTATATGGTGAAATATTTATATGGGGAATAAATAACTATAATAAAATAAATCATATACCTATTCCTTTAAGCGATATAAATGAAATGGAATTAATAACGAGTCTGTAAAATAAATAATGCCACCAGCACTATCAACAACAAAAAATCCTTTTTGGAATAATAAAAAGAATAGCACTATATATACTCCTACATACATATCAGAGTTTATATATGAAATTATATCTCCTGTGCTGAAACCTAAAGTAATTCTTGATCCTGCTATTGGTAAAGGTTCTTTAATTCTCCCCTGGAAAAAAAGTAAAATAATAGGAGTTGATATAGATGTTAAAAGTAAAAAGTATTGTGATTATTTTCACAAGGGAAAATTTGAGAATATAGAGAATTGGAAATTTCCTGTTCCTGATTTAATAGTTTGTAATCCACCATGAAATTCTGCTGAAGGAAAAAAACTATATCCAGAAGTATTTATAAAACAAATGGTAAATTTATTTGGTTCTAAAATACCTATATTATTATTTACTCCTATGGGTTTTAGACTAAATCAGAAAAAAACTAGTAAAAGGTATCAATGGTTAATTTATAGTGAAATAGAAATATCAACTATTATTAGTTTGCCTTTAGATGCTTTTGGTTTTACTACTACACAAAGTGAAATTTTACTATTTAATATACCTGAATTAAAACCACACTACTGGATATATAATAAAGAAGAACTTGTAAAACAAAAACTAATTACAAAGACGCAACAAAAAGGAAAAAACAAAATGGCTAAACAAAAAAACGAAATTACTATTGATGGAGAAACTTATATTCTCAAAAGTTCTGTTGCAGGAATAGATGTAGCAGCACTGAAAAAGAAATTTACTGCATACTGGAACACTTGCGAAAAGGCAGAAACACTACTTGCAGAAATAAATAATATTATTTCTGGGGAAAAATCAGAAACAACAAAAACAACAGACAAAGAAAAAAAAGATTATCCAACAAAAAAAAATAGAAATGGGATGGTTGTGATGATAATACTAAAATCAGCAAAAAAACCAATGACAAAAAATGAAGTAGAATTTGAACTAAAAAAGAATAAAACTATAAATGCTAATTCGGCGAAACAACAACTTGATCATTTCAATTGTTTTGTAATTACAAAAGAAGGAAATAAAAACTTATATTCATATAAGAAAGTAGAATAAAACATAATATATATTTAACTACTCTGCCCCTGTCATTTTATTAAGTGATGGGGGCACAACATTTTAAAAAGGATAATAAAATGATCTATTTTAATTGCTATACTTGTAATGAAGGCATGGAAGCACCTGAAAGTTTAGCAGATAGTTCTATAGAATGTCCTAACTGTAAAGGTCTTCAACATATTCCTTCTCCCCCCAAAAAGAAAAATAGAAAACCTAAAAGAATAATACTTAATCCGGTTAAAAATACTATATCACCTCCCCCACAAAAAATAATTATAAAACAAAGTTCAGGTTGTATAGGTTGTCTTTTAATAATTATTATATTACTTTTAATTTTAGGTCCGCTTACTGCTGGTGGTTGTTGTATATTACCATTTTTAGCAATTTAATATATTATAACGTAGTTTTATTTGCTCTCACAACTCACACAAGGCCCCAGGATCAATTAAAATATTTTCCAAGGGCAAAACTACCCTATATAATACAAAAGAGATAGGGCCTAAGCCCTATCCCTCACAGGAGATGTTGGTATATGGTAACAAAAAAACCATATACTTCATTCTCAATTTCTGCAACTAATTACACCCAAACTACTTCATTCTATTTTCTATTCTAATTAAATGCTTTAATACACTTCTTTCTATTCTGCACTTTTTTTTAATTTTACCAAAAGTATTTTTAATATTGGATAAAAAATAAAACCACTCCCAACACCAACTACAAATCCTATTATAAATTCCATACTCTTTCTCCTTATAATTCTGTGATTGTTAAATCACCTGTTGTTATTTGCGGCCCTGTTCCATCCACTATTCCCACAACATTAATTGAAGGCTCCCCTTCTATACCAGCCAAAGTTTGAACTACAACTAAATCATACTCTCCATCTTGTAGTCCTGTTATATCTGCAAAATTTTTATTTAGTCTATTGTTTGCATAGGCAACTTGTCCCCAGTATATCCATTCATTTATACTTGGATTATCAGAAGTATAAACAGGTTCAGAACTGACATTATCTTTTTGATAGTAGATAGAAAAATGACTAGGTGTAATCCCCCCTTTATCATAATTCCAAAACAACCTGACTTTTCCTGCTATCATAGTTTTAGCAATTAAGTTTGAAATTGTTCCATTTGGTGCTCTATAAATATCACTATTTTTGAACTCTATTTGTAAAACTGGTGAAGGTTCTCCAACTATTCCACTTTCACCCACACCATATATTCTATATTCATAAACACCATCAGCAGGAGCATCTTGCTCTAATAGTGCTTGACTACTACCATCATCAGGTATATACCAGGCGTGTATGTCATTTACTGTAATTTCTAATTGTGCCATTATATTTTTTCCCGAGTAATTAAATAGTAAGGTGAAGGTAGATTAGAGATACAGCCTATGTAAGTATATCTTCCTTTAACATCTGTTAATCCACCTCTCGTTATTTTTGGTTCGCTAGGAGTATAATCTAGTCCTCTACTAGGATTATCTTCTAAATACAATGGATTTTCATTTAACATTTCTAAAGCATATACATCATCATCACTACCACCATTCCAAGAATTTGAGTAATAAGCAAAGACAGAACTTGTATCATTGTCTAAATTTATAGTTGTGTTATTACTAACTATAGAATTTCTTATGAAACAATTACTAGTATCATCAGTAAATACTCCTATTTCTGAATTATCAATTGTGCTATTTACAATATAAGAACTAGCAGTTGCAAGAGTATTTATTCCTTTTACCCCATTATCATAAATCAAACAATGGTCAATAATCATACTCCCATAATTAGATTTTATAGCATCAAGTCCATTGTGGTTTCTCACAATTGTATTTATAATAAAAGTTCTTCCAGAACCACTAACAGCGGTTGAAATTCCTAAACTCGCATTTTTATATATTTCACAATTTATAATATAGTTGTCCCTGGTTGTATTATTAACTAGTATGCCGTGTCTGTTATCATAGGATTTACAATTGATTAAAAATATTTGATGAGTGCCGTCTATTAAAAATCCACAATATGCACCTGCTGCCTGGTTTGCATTATAACAAGTAATATTTTTAATTATTAAATTAGTAATACTATCAATCCCAATAATTGCTTTTGTTAAGTTGTTCCCATCTAAAGAAACCATTCCATTATCGCCAGGCATAGTAGTATAACCGACTATCTCTCCATAGGTTCCTGCTGAAAGTGAGCCACCAAAACTATCTATATCCCAAAGTGATGTTGATTGTTGATGCTGATCAAGGTTATTAAAAATGTATCCATCATTTGCTTTTATATATATGATTGAATTATCTGGAGCAGTATCAACAGATTTTTGTAATGTAGCAAAAGGGCCATATTCTTCTTCTGCACTGGGATTATCAGTTAAAACAGACTCGCTTAAACCATTGTATTCTCCAAATGCAATATCTATATTTGTTTCTCCCAAATCTCCTACATTGCTATCAAGAGCTATCCAACCGACGGCTGCTGAAATCAGTTGATATATACCAATTGTTGCACTCGCTCCTGTTCCGGTTGAAGTCACCCAACAGTAATCACCCGTGGTGATGCTGTCAAAAGTTCCATCTGGGGCTTCAAGAATTGCTTTATTTGCAGCAGATATATTCACTACAGCCGATTGTCTCACAATTGGTATTCCAGCAGTTTTTGAATTATCAACATAGTAAGTTGTCATTATAGAACCTCCATATTTTTTGGTTCTAGTTGTTGCCAATTTTTATTTAACCATTCAACTTGTTTTTCACTCAATTTTTTATTTATATCATTTTTCATTTCTTCATCTTCTTCTTTTTGAAGAATAATTAATAATAATTTTTTCATTTTATTTGTTTTTATATCATCTATATTTGCATTTATGAGTTTCTTTATTTCTTTTGTGTTCATTTTATCTATATCTTTTTTTTTCTTCTTATTATTTTTGGCAAAATTATAAAGTTGTAGAAATAGTGGATTGTTTTTCATATTCTCTCCTATGTTAAATTAAGTGTTAGGATACCAATTCCAGAACTTGGATTTACATCATAACTTTCATAAGTCATTGCAGATTGTTGAGCTGGAGTAAGTGAAACTATTGGTGCTTCTACTTCTAAATCTGAATTATTATTTATATCATTTTCTGTATTTCCCAAGTAGTCATATATTATAAATCCAAATTTATGTAGTTCTTCATTTTTTAATGTATAATGAGCAGATGTAGTTGCTAGTGTATCAGAATATATATCAGATGGATCATCAATGTCAGTATGAAGAAATATAAGTTTCTTTGATACAGTAGTAGTGTAGTCTATATCTACTCCTACTCCCGCAAACATTTTAGCATAAATAGAATTTAATTCATAACCTTCATAGTCAATTCTACAATCTATTTGTAATCCTTGATTGATATATTTCATTTTTTATTTCTTTTCCTTTTTCTTCCACAACCTGAACAACCTTTTTTCTTCTTTATAATTTCTTTTTCTTTTACTCTCAATCCTTCTTTTTTAGGAGTATCATTTACCTCTAACTCATATTCTTTAATTATTTTCCCATCAGTTTTTAATTTATTTATATACCATTTCAAACCTTCTGGAGTAGATGGTATTACTCTTACTTCACCTGTTTTTTCTTTATATCTAATAACTTTAATTTTCATTTATGGACAACAACTCCCATCATAAGTAGTCCAAGTTAATGTAGTCAATCCGTTAAAGGTAAGGTCTATTAGGACACCTGGAAATTCAATCGGGCATGAGAGAGTTTCACCTCCGGGATTAAAAATCCAACCGTCCCAGCACAAACCATTTATCAATTCCATTTCAGCATTTTCTCCAATTATCAAATATACATAGCCGTGTTCACCACAATTTTCTACTCCTCTGTATGTGCAATCGCTTATTTTTTCCATCACTACATTGCCACAATCTTCATCTCCCTCAATAGTTACATTCATACAAAACGTGTCAGGGAAAAGACAACAACAATTTGCACAAGTATCTGAACTACTTGAACTAGAACTTAAACTAGAACTTGAACTACTTAAACTACTACTTATACTACTTGAACTTGAACTACTTACACTACTTGAACTTGAACTTATACTACTACTTGAACTACTTAGACTACTACTACTTGAACTACTTATAGAACTTGAACTTGAACTTAAACTACTACTTGAACTATCACTACTTGAACTACTCATACTTGAACTTGAACTACTTAATTTACTTGAAGCAGATGAAGTGCTTGAAGTGCTTGAAGTGCTTGAAGTGCTTGAAGTGCTTGAGCTACTAACTGAACTGCTTGAACTACTCAAACTTGAACTTATACTACTTGAACTTGAACTACTTATACTAGAGCTTGAACTACTTAAACTGCTACTACTTGAACTTAAACTGCTTGAGCTTGAACTACTTAAACTGCTACTGCTTGAACTTATACTACTTGAACTTGAACTAACACTACTTGAACTACTACTAATAGAACTGCTTGAACTACTACTGATAGAACTACTTGAAGAACTAACACTACTTGAACTGCTTGAACTTAAACTACTTGAACTACTTGAACTTATACTACTTGAACTTATACTACTTGAACTACTTGAACTTATACTACTTGAACTTGAACTGTCAGGAATATCATCCCAATGCTTATCAACAAGTACACTCGGATTTACATCTACATACGGAACATCAGGGATTGGATTACAACTTACAATTGCGTCAGGAACTTCAATACTTGGATTTTCTATTAAATTACAACCTATATTACTGTGATACGCCCAATTGGTGCAGGGTGGACAACCTCCATTATAGTCAGAAGAACTCCATAACATTGCGAAACTTTTGGTCCCTGCTTCTAAATACCACGCATCAAAATTTCCATTCCCATCTTCTGCACAATAAATATAAAAATATTGTGCTTCACAAAAAGGTTCGCAAAAGTCCCAATTCGGGATAAAATGAGCTACCCAAACGCAACTTTCTCCAGTATCTGGCTTCCATATATCACGTCGCAATTCAAAATTCCCACCTCTCTCAAATTCGTCAGGAGGAGGAAGATAACCTCCAAGAACCCAACAATCACCCATCCATCCTTCAGGTTCAAAACTAACCCAAAGGGAGTTCTGACATTTGCCGCAATTAGTACAAATTTCACAACAACAATCATTATCCATTGCTATTACTTTTCCTAGTGAGGGATTTGTATTAGTGAATAATATTTTACCATTATAGAATTGGATATTGCCCATAGATCAACAATTATCTCCTGTATGAACAGTACTCCAATCACTCTCATCAGCAGTTCCCATAACCTCAATTTCTATAGTTTTCTTCTCTAATCTGCTGTTAGCAGTATCAACTCTATAATTAGTTTGAACAGTAATTTTAGTTACTGGAACTGGAGTCCAATTTATGAACCATTCGCCATTAATTCGTACTATTGAAATATAATCACCTTCTTTTATTTTCGGTCTATAATTACCCATATCAAAAGAAGTACTTTCGCCCCAGTTTGTTATAACATCAAATGGTTCTCCTACGCTTGGATTTTTATCCGCATCGACTTGTACAACTTGTAAAAGACCATCTGTAGTTCCATCCTCTAATGCCATTGCTCTTTTTATTTGTTGAAAATTACCGCCAGAATGAACAGTTGTTTTTTCCCCTCTTTTAATTATTAAATGACGGCCTGATAGTGTATTCTTAACAGCCACATCTCCAGTGAATTTTGATTTTAATAACCAGTTAATTTTATCAACCAATTCATTATAACTTTTTTTTGTGATTATATTAGTCGTTCTTAATTTTTTAATTGGAAAATTATTCAAGCATCCACTCCACTTTTTCGCCTGCTGTTTTTTGGTCCATACCTTCAAACAAATCTCTGAAACTAACTGAACTATAATAATCTATATCTATAAATCTATCATCACCTACTCCAGCAGGATTAACAACTTCGATGTTCCAATCGGAAACTATATCTGATATGCCATGATCAGGTTTGTGAGTAAGATAAAATTCGTATTGAAAAACACTAGGCTTTATTTCTGAATAATCACAATCGACTAAAAGCCATTGCCCTATATCGTCTGCTGCTGTTTCTGTGAAATCTAAATCAGGTGCATTTTGTGCTCTATCTTTTTCGATCCGAGCCAGCTTGATTTTTTGCCAAAACCAGAATAAAAAGTTATCACTATTGACTTTACCTAAATTAAGTCTTATTCTATCAATTAAAAGTTGAGAACTATATGTAGTTATAATTGCTGCAAAGTTTGATGTATGTAAATTTAATGGACGAATTTCAATTGACTCCCACACTTCTAAAGCAAGTTTGTAATCGCTGTTATCTACTCCTACATTACCATTATCATCTGCTGTAGAATAAGTAGCAGGATCAGGATATGTTCCACCATTTTTAGTTCTATAGATGGTAGTCCAGTTGTTAAGAGTTCCTGTTGTAATATCTCTCCATTCATTCACTTCAAAAGTATCGTCTTCTGATAGAAATTTTATTTTCCAGCTACTTGCTTTATCTACTTCTTCGTCCGGGAAGAGTCTATCAGTTTCTGAGCTATAAAAAGCATTAACTTGATACATCCATATTTTTTCAGTTCCTTCAAAAGCATTTATTCGGTCAACAGCCACACTAGTACAGAACATATCATTTCTAAAAATACTTGGTTCTCCTGTTTCTGGTAAAAAAACATAATTATTATTATTATCTAATCCCCCCCAGGCTACTAAATCATCATAATTACATTTCCACATTCGTTCCATCGTGGAGCCTCTAGCAGTTTTTTTATATTTCCAACTTAGAAAATCTTCTGAAATCACTTTTTTATTTCTCCAAAATTAAAAATTACGAACCTCCAGGTTCTCCAATCTTAGGTTTTAGTTTATCCATTATATCTCTTATTTCAATTAGAGTTTTATTTTGATCTAATAATTGCATATACGTTTTTTCATCTTTATTTCTTAATCTTGATTTTTCCTGTTGAAATTTAATCATATCTCCAGTTTGAAGATATGGACCTTCTAAATTGGCATTGAATTTTTTAGGAGCCATACCTTGTTCTGTGAGAAAATCAAATTCTTTTTCAAAAAGCTTAGGGCTTATATCTCCTCTTACTTTTTCGACTCCTAGTTTTCCACCATACTGGCCAAGTGCTCTAGTCCCTGCATTCTCATCTTCTCCCATCCCCATTTCTTTTGCTATATTCATTAAAATATTAAATATTTTTGCAAGCCAATTAGAAACCTGAACAAAAACTTTTGTTATTTTATCTGTATTATTTTCCATCCAAGTTGTCAATTTTTCTATCATCGGCAGTAATGTAGGTAGTAAATTTTCTCCAACCTTCTCCCAAACATCACCTCTTCTATTTGCCATTTGTTGTTTTTTTCCAAAATCAGTTTTTGCAAATTCAAACGCCTGGCCGCCATATATTCTTTCAATTTCTTTTAGAATTATTTTTTGAGCACCCATCAAATCTCCATTTTTTTGCAGTGTTTTTGCTGCCTCTTTTTGTTCTTTTGTAAAAGTAAGACCTGATCTAGCTAAAGCACTCATTTGAGTTGCAGGGTCTTCTAGTGCTTTTCCTAGAGATAGCATTTGGGAATTTAAATCTTTTTCTAATGCTTGTGATAAATCTAAAACTGCTATTGTTGCTCTTTTGAAATTATCACCTTGTATTTGTGTAAATGATGCTAATTTACTCATCATCCTGATTGTATCTTCATCTCCAAAAACAGTTTTAGTTTGTAAATCAGCGGCAAATTCTTTTAACTCTTTAAAACCTAAATCGCCAGTTGCTCTATTTTTAAGAACTGTTTTCAACATTACCTCTGCTTTTTTTTGCACTTCTGCTAGGTTAATTGCTTTCTTTGCAGCAGCCATATATGCTGCTCCAAATGCTACCCCTGCGGCTATTCCTGCTACTGCTGCTTTTTTAGCTACATTAAATGCACCTCCTAAAGAAGATTTTATAGAGCTAGATATTCTGCTCATTTTAGAGTTTATAGTATTTTGAGTTTTACTTAAATCTACTGACAACTTTTTAGTATCAGCTCTTATACTCATATATATTTCTGAAAGTTCTAATGCCATTTACTTAATACCTAATTTATCTTTGTAGCTATTCCACTCTTTAATTTTATCTTGTTCTTTTTTTGGCAGCATTGTTTGAATAGCAAATAATGCTGCTTTACCTTCTAAAGGTTTTGAACTTTTAATTGGTCCTGATATATTTTTATTTTCGGGAGAAATATCAACTTTCTTTCCTGCTTCTATTCTCATAATATTTTGTGCTTCTTCAAAATAAAGAGTAAATTCAGAAGGTGTTAAATCACGAACTTGATATTTATCCCATTTAAAATATTTGAATAATAATACAACGGCTAATGATAATCTCACAGGATCACCAATAGCCTTTATTATTTTTTTGAGTCTTCCTCATTTTCCAAACCAATAATATTTTGAATTAAAATTGTATCTTTAACATCAACTATATTTTTAACTTCTTCAAAAGAAATATTATTATGTATTTTTAACACACTCCATAGTAAAAACAACACACCATTTATAGAATTTATTATTTCCTCTCTTTCTTCTATAGTTGTCTTTATTTTTGCATAAGTATATATATCTTCATTACTTAATTCTTTTACTTGTTTAGCTGCTAAAATGATATTATTTCTTTTATTCTCATCACACCATAATTCAAAATCTGCCATAGTTCCCATAGTTATTTTACCAACAGTAAATATTCTACCGCTTATTTCTACCTCTCTAGTTCCACCTAAAATATCACTCACTCTTTCACTCATATTTTTCTCCTGTAAAAAATATTATTATTATTATTATTATTATTGTTTTTATAAGGCTGGATCAGTTGTCGCCCATGCCAACGCTCCATTTCCTATCAAATTATAAGTAACTGTAGGAATTCCGTTAATATCCTGATCAATATTAAAATTAGAGCAGACACAACTACCATATACAATTGCTACATTACCTGCCCCACCACTATCGTCTAGGTAAAGTTCTGCTTTAATTTCTGTTTCTTCTCCAATCGCATCAACTCCCCATCCTGCCGCTAAAGTAATGTCTAAACCGGTCGTTTTGAGATAAGCTGTTGCGCTGCAATCCCAGTCCTGTAGTCCGCCTATGTATTCAGCCGCATCACTTGTAGAACTCATACTAGTAATGTCTTTAACTTCCTGCTTAATATTTGCTGACCATTGTGTTAAATGTGCAATTGTCACATTAGTTCCAGCAGCATCCCAAATCAATTTACCATCCATACCTGTAAGGGTTGTATTTTGTGTTCCCATTTTTTATCCTTTAATTAGGTTGTATATGCTTGTTCTGCGAGTGCCCCAGTCCCTGTAAAACTATAATTTACTCTTACTTCATCATCTTTTGAAACTGTGGGAGAAATAGAATTTACAATTGCAGTTCCTGTCCATTCTCTAAATGACTCGTCAACAGCACCAGCCCGTAAGTCTAAAGTTGCCCCAGCACTAGCTGCCAAATCGGTTGTGATATCTGGATCAAAAGTACCACTAAATAAACATTCGACCTCGGCATTCCACCTAGTTATTCCTGGTGCTTTATCTCTGTATGTATTTGTCATTATAGAGGAGTCCCTAACATCGCAAGTTTTTGTTAGTGTAAAACTAACTACATTTGCAATTGCTGTTCCTGCTCCTGCTCCAAATGAGGCTGATCCATTTTTTCCTGTAATTGGCATATTATTTATCCTTTATGTTATGTTATGTTTGTCCTAGTGTATTCGTTCCTTCAAATTGAACTGATGAAGTACTTATTCCTTCTAGCCCTTGAGTAACGGAAATTGAACTACATAGTGCCGACCCTGCATAAGTAATACCTCCACCTGTGTCAATTGTAAGTGTTTGCGTTGTTGATACAGCATCAGTCCCTATCCCTGCTTTTGGGGTGAGCAACTCCGCTGATGCAGTCCAGTTTTTTAGGCCCGTTAGCCTAGTTCTATAAGTTGAACCTTGTGTTGTGCTATCCGTTACATCTGCATCACCACTAATGTTCCAAGATATAAGTTCTACCGTAATTCCTGAAAAAGTTAAACTTCCCCCGTGTCCTGAAAAAGTTGCCATTCTTTTTTCTCCTCGTAAAATATAAACATAAATTATCTATTATTATTACTTCAAATATTACTTCCCCTACTTATACTTATGCTGAAGGATTATCACTTACCCCAGCAAATACCTGAAACTCCGACCTAATTTCTAAAATATCCTCTGTTGAACTAGGTATTCCTTTTATTCTGCAAAACATTTTTTCATTTTCATAACCTATTATATCAATACTCTGCCTATGCAATCCATCATACATAGTTTCATTTATATCATATAATTTATCAAAACCATTTACAGAATAATCGAACAACTGTATCTGAACATCAACGTCATAATTATCACTACTCATAGAACTTACAGCAGGAGAACCATCAGCAATTATAGTATAAATTACTAGTGGTAATTCTTCATCCTTTTTAGCTTCTACAAAACTAACTCTATCTCCTACCTCTGAACCAATCACAGATATTAACTTGTCATAAACTGCTTTTGATAAATCTTTCATTTTGCTAAATATCTCTTAAATTGTTTTATCATATTTGGTTTTGCTTTTTTAAGTGCAGGCCTAAAATAGGGCCTCGGCGAAAGTATTACTGACTTAGCCGTCCTGAATTTCCCATCTACTACAAAGGCTAGTGCTTTTGCTTTTTTTGCAGATATAACTCCACCTAGTTCCTGAATGCGAGAATACTCTAAATTACTCCCTACTTTTACCTCTAAATTATTTAAATTACTATCATCTGTCTGTATCGACCTTATTAAATTTCCTGTTTTTACGCCTGGACTTTGCCCCGGTTTTGAAGGACTAGGATTTGTGCTTAACTGTTGCTTAACTTCATTCTGTAAAGTTATAGATGCTGCCAGCAATCCCTTTTTTACACTCTCTTTAAACCTATGCTCAAACTCTGGATTTTTCTTTATTCTTACACTCAAAATTAAATATTCCTTGTTTGTTTACAAATAAGTTTAGTATGCCCAAATATTGTATCTGAATAAGTTGATATAGAGTCAATGTCGTAATATACTGCATTATATAAAATAACATCTTTTTCAGTTATGCTTACTGCATTATCTAAATATATTTTTATATATTTAATTGAACTCTGTCTTCCTCCTACTACACTTTCATCACTTTTAACGGGCTGGACATTTGCTTGAATATATGTTTGTGATGCTGCATAAGTAGTTTTCTTGCTCCCTATCTCATCTTTTTCATAAGTAGGAGAGTATATATCTATATTTTGTAGTGCTAAATATGGTTTCATATTTTATCCTGCTAGAGCAAATAGTCTATATCTTGCCAATATATTTTTTTGTTCTTCATTTATTTTGTTTAGAGTTAAGTTCGTCGAATATTCTAAATCCCCTTCTTTTATTTTTTGTAGGGAATTATCTCTTTTAGAAGAATTATATAATACACTACAAAATTCTATACATAACCCCTGCAAATCATTAGGAATAATATTCATGCCTCCATTATAACTTATTTGATAGTTCTGATTTCCCTTTGTAAAAATAGAATTCATAAATATAGTTCCACTTTCAGAATAATAAATATAATAGTCAGAATTGATAGTAGTCCAACCATTCACAGCACTTCCACAACTAATTGAAGTAATACTGTTAATAGGAATTTGTTTGACAGTCAAATATTGTGTTGATGTTCCGTCTATGAATTCTTCATAATCATTTTCAAAAAAGTTTCTGTTGCACCACTTTGAAATTCTATCAGTCATTATATCAATACAAAGAGATAACAACGCATCATTAGTAGTATCGCTTGGATTATCTGCTAAATGTAAAAATGCTTTTAAATCTGATAAAGAACATAATCTATTACCAGTCGCAGATAAAGTTGAACCTCCTTCAGTGAAAGTTGTGGTATTGATGGTAAAATGCTGGGGGACTGCATCAGTATGTGTAAATAAAAGTCCCAGTGTTTCAGCGTTTACTTCTTCCGCAGTCAAATCAATAGAATATTGACCATTCCCTTTATGAACAGCAGAATTAGTTAATGAGGCCTGTGTTCCATCATCTTTAGTAATGTGACAATTTACTGTTCCAGAAGTGATAGCACTACCAGTATTTTTATTTACAAGTGCAAATGTAAATCCATCAATCGCTAAATTTTTAGTATATGACATTTTAATATTCCTTATTCGTAAAGATAATTTACTTTAACCCACCAAGGCTTGAATGCAGGTGCGTCGCTTGAACTACTACTGCTTATAGAACTTGAACTTGAACTAATAGAACTACTTGAACTTGAACTACTTATAGAACTTGAACTACTTGAAGAACTTAAGCTACTTGAACTCGAAGAGCTAACAGAACTTGAACTTGAACTTATTGAACTACTTGAACTTGAACTTATACTACTTGAACTAGAACTTATTGAACTGCTACTTGAAGAACTTACAGAACTACTACTTGAAGAACTCACAGAACTACTACTTGAAGAACTTAAACTACTTGAACTACTACTCAAACTACTTGAACTAGAACTTATTGAACTACTTGAACTACTACTTATTGAACTACTTGAACTCACAGAACTACTACTTGAAGAACTTAAACTACTTGAACTACTAC